GTAAGGAGCTAACAAGGGATAAAGCTACCCTAGCAATAGGCACTTTATCAAAATATAACAACCGAAAGGCGACCTTTACAAGACAAGCCCTGCAAGTGCACACCGCAGCTACCTTGTTAAACGAAGCCCTTAGTAGGAGGATAGAAAATGACTGAACAAGTCGGAAAAGAGGAACAAGCCAATCCTTATAATTTAAAAAAATCTTGGCATGACGGTGAGGATAAACCTTTTAAATCAAGTAACGAAATGTTTTTTGAAGAACCTACAAACGAAAGTAACGAAGTTACTGAAGCTGTAGCAGAACCTCAAGAAGCTATTCAGGAAGAAGCTAAAGAAGCTCCTTATAAAAAACCTGACTATAAAAAACGTTATGATGATTTGAAAAAACATTATGATTCTAAACTTAATGAGTTTAAATCTAGGGAACAGGAACTACTTGAAGAAGCTACTAAAAATAGAACTGATTACGAAGCTCCTAAAACCGAAGAAGAACTTGAACAATTTAAGCAACAATATCCTGATGTTTATGAAGTTGTAGAAACAGTTGCTCACATGCAAAGTGAATCTAAGGCAAAAGTTCTAGAAGAACGTCTTAGTAAACTCCAACAGCGTGAAGTAGAAATATCACAACAAGAAGCAGAAAAAAGGTTACTAGAAAGACATCCTGATTTTGACGATGTTAGAAACAGTGATGATTTTCATACATGGGCAAAAGAACAGCCAGAGTCTATCCAAGACTGGATATACAAAAATGCTGACGATGCCGATTTAGCTAGTCGTGCAATAGATTTATTTAAGAAAGATATAGGTATGGAAGTTACTCCTAATAAGATAAAGTCATCTTCTAAAAAGACTAAGTCTGCCGCTGATATGGTATCTACTAAAACAACAAGCGTAGAACCTGCACAGCAAAAGATATGGTCTGAAAAGGAGATTGCTGCAATGAGCATGGCTGAATTTGATAAACACGAAAGTGAAATTAGTGAAGCAATGCAACAAGGCAGAATCATTAAATAACTATAAAACACAGGAGAATATCCCATGGCTCAATTTTTTGAACCCGGAACGGATACTGATGCTAACTTTGCAAACTCCGTCAGTGGACAAACTAATAGTTTTTTCCTACCTTCGATTTATTCTAAAAAGGTTTTAAACTTTTTCAGAAAGTCTTCGGTAGTTGAAGCTATCACTAACACTGATTACGCTGGAGAAATATCAGCGTTTGGAGACTCTGTAAAGATTATCAAAGAGCCAGTAATTTCTGTATCAGCGTATACTAGAAATTCTGACACAACTGAAACTAGACTAACTGACCAAGAAGCTTCTTTGGTAGTTGACCAAGCTAATGCTTTCAAATTCATCGTTGATGATATTGAAACTAATATGTCTCACGTTAACTTTAAAGAAGTCGCTACTTCATCAGCCGCTTATGCTCTTAAAGATGCATACGATGCTGCTGTCTTAGTCGAGATGTTTGCCGGTTGTTCTGCTTCTTCACCTAATCACATTTTAGGTGCTGACAGTGCAACTGACTTAGGTACAGGAGTCTTCGATGGCTCTGGTGCTGCTGACTTAGGTCCATCTGAGACTGACCCTCTAGACTTAATGGCTAGAATGGCTAGACTATTAGACGAACAAAATGTACCTGAAGAAGGTAGATGGTTCGTTGCTAGTCCTGACTTCTATGAAGTACTAGGTCAATCATCTTCTAAATTGTTGTCTGTAGACTTCAACGCAGGTCAAGGCTCAATTAGAAATGGTTTAGTATCAAGTGGTAAACTTCGTGGATTTGACATGTACAAATCAAACAACATTGCTGCAACATCTAATGCTGCTGGTAAATGTTTGGCTGGACATATCTCATCTACAGCTACTGCACAAACTATTCTTTCAACAGAAGTGTTGAGAGACCCAACTTCGTTTGGTGACATAGTTCGTGGATTGCATGTATACGGAGCTAACGTCTTAAGAGACGAAGCTTTAGTTTCTGCATTCTATGGTATTGACTAATACTAAATTTGGGGAGGTCTTCGGACCTCTCCTTTTTTATAAAAATTAAAAAGGATAATAAAATGATGTACGGTAAAGATAAAGATAAAAAGAAAAAAATGATGTATGGTGGAATGGCTAAAAAGAAAATGATGAAAGGTGGAAGAGCTATGTATGGACATGGTGGCGAAGCAATGTCTAAAGCTAAACCTTGCTAACATGAAAGTTGAAGCACCTAAAGGTTATCATTGGATGAAAGATGGTAAAGGTTACAAGCTTATGAAGCACACTGGAAAGTTTGTTAAACATAAAGGTGCTTCATTAAAAGCAGATTTTAAAATACAAAAAGTTCATAAAAAATAATGGCAACTACATATCTAGATTTAACTAATGAAGTACTTAGAGAACTAAACGAAGTTCCTTTAACATCTACAAACTTTGCAAGTGCTGTAGGTTTTCAACAGTTTGTTAAAGATTCAATAAACAAAGCTATTTTTGATGTGGCAAACGAAGAACCACAACTACCATTTTTTTCAGCAGGACTAAGTGGAGCAACAGACCCTTTCTATGGAAACACAACTGTAGCTTCAGTAGCTGGACAAAGATGGTATACTTTAAAAGATGGCAGTTCTAGTTTAACTACAGACTTTGCATCTATTGATTGGGATGACTTTTACATTACAACAATAAATGTATCAGGTGAAGCAGCTCCATTTGTTTCTAATGGGTTAAAACACATTAACCTTGAAGAGTGGCGAAGATTTTTAAGAGATTCAGAAAATGCAGATGATGCAAATACACAAGCTTATGGTGAACCTAAATATGTATTTAAATCTCCAGATAGTAGAAAGTTTGGATTAAGTCCAATACCAGACAAAGTTTATAACATACATTTTTATGCTTTTAATAGACCAACAGCATTAAGTGCTTTTGGTGATGAAATAGTTTTTCCAGAACAATACAGTAATGTAATTACAGCTAGAGTTAGATACTATGTATGGCAATTTAAAGAAAGTCCACAACAAGCTGCATTTGCATTAGAAGATTATAAAAAATCATTAAAACACATGAAGTCAAGTTTAATTAATCCTACCCCAAGAACTATGGTAGATGACAGACTTTATTACTAAACACTAGAGGAATAATATGGCATTAACAAAAATTTCAAGAAACTTATTAGACACAGGAGTTTCTGATAGTTCTGATGCTACGGCTATAACTATTGATAGTAGTGAAAGAATTGGTATTGGCACTACAAGTCCAGCTTTTAAATTAGATGTTAATGGCAGTCTTTCTAGTAATGGTAATGAAAATGTAATGCGAATTGCTGGTTCAGATACTAACAATGCAGGTGGTATTACTATAAATAGTGTTTATGGTAATAGTGCTTCTGCAAGAGTTTCAACATTATTTAGTATTGATGGTCAAGACCAAGCATCTCCACTAGCATTTGGAAGTGGTACTTCAGAAAAAATGAGAATTGATTCTGTTGGAAGAGTTGGAATTGGTTCTACATCTCCTGATGCAATGTTAAAGATAGTTTCTAACAGTAATTCTTATGCTGCTAGTTGGATAAGA